TTAAGAGTATTTAATTGTTCTAATATTTCTTCATCCATATATTTAAAACTTAATTATTATGTCCACATCTCTCCCACTCTACTGAATTTACCAAGTTTAATCTTAGCCAACTCTTGTGACTTTATTTGAGCAGTTTCATTTTTAAGTGAGTTTTCTATCATAAAAAGACAGATAGTTTAGTATCTGTCTTTATTATACTACATTTTATTGTATTATTCAATACCTAATTTACATCTGGTCCGATTGTCCTACTATCCACAGTTATAAATTTGCCGCCTTCTTCTAAAAATGTGTGTTCTTTATCTATTATAACTTTTTCATAATTTGGTGCGGTTATAAAGAAATAATCAGGTAGTTGTTTGCTTGCCTCTGCTCTAGAAATTACTGGAATATGAGTTACTGGAGTAAACTTACCTTGCTTAGCTGGGCTATCATCTATAAAGTAATCAATATGAGTGCCATCTATTTCAGCTAATTTTAAGACTGAAAATCCTTTAGCCGCCGCCCCATAGCCTGCAATAGTTTTACCTTGCTCTTTAATTTCAGTAATCAATTCATTGAGTTTTCCAGCTTCTTCTATAACTTCTTTGTTATATTTCTTAGCGGTTTTATAAGAATTAAGCCTAGTTTTTTCTTCTTTATTTAAAAGTTTAATCATTCTATCTGTTGGCATTTTTTCTTCACTTTTATTGCAAGCGAAGATTCTTAATGAACCTCCTTGGGCTGGAGTTACATAAGCATCAAATACTTTCATATCAAACTTATCTAAAAATGTCATCCAATTCTTTAAAGTAAAATAACTAAAATGGTCGTGATATATTAAACTATAATTCTTATTTTCTACCATTCCGCCCCAGTAATTGCACTCTACCCAAAATACTCCATCATCTTTTAGTAAATGTTTTACTCCTCTCATCATATCGTGCAAGTCGTTTAAGTGAGCAATGCAATTAGCACCACCAATTATCTTGGCTTGTCCCCATTCTTTTCTAATGCTTTTAGCAAGCCGTTCTGTAAAGAAATCAGATATAGTTGGAATATTACCTTTTAAAGCTCTAACAACAACATTACTTGCTGGGTCAACTCCTAAGACTCTGCATGATACACCAATCTGTGTAGCCCAGTGTTGAAGCATAGCTCCATCATTGCTCCCTATTTCCATTACCAAATCATTTGGGTGTTCAATATACTGATGTAATTCTTTTACAAACTCAGCAAAATAATCTTGCAGTCCAGGCATATCCCCTGAAAAATAAAGATAATCCTCATCTTTATAAATCTTGTTAGAATCAATGGAATTTACTATCTGCACTAAGGAGCAATCTTGACATTGCTCTACAATTAAAGGATAGACTTTTTCTTTTTTATGCAAGTCATCTCTTTCTATTAAAGAATTAACTAAAGCATTTTTGCCAAAGTTAATTACTGTTTTGAATTTTTTACCGCCACACATACGGCAAGTTTTCTTTTTAAACATCATATAATTTTTTAAAGTAATTAATCCAATACTTTCTATTATAATTTGTTTTTATATGACAATTTATACATAAAGTAATTAGATTATTAGGATTATTATTTAATTTATTATAATCAATATGGTGAACAGAATGAGCTCTATCTCCTTGCTTCTTGTTACATCCAGGTATCTGACAGGTATAATTATCTCTTTCTCTAATTGATTGCCTCAAAGTTTCAGTCCAGTCTATAGGATATGAATAATTTGAAATTCCACCTTGCCAATTCCAATGATTCTTTCCACTCCGCTTCATCTTCTTTCTCACTATTTCTGAATGATGTTTGCCAAACATTGGATTTCCTTTACCACTATGATTTTTACTCATCTTCTTTTTAGTTATTTCTGTATGTTTAGTGCCCAAGTGTGCTTTTTTCATCTTTTCTTTTGTTCCTTTTGTATGTTTTTTCCCTTTATTCACCGTATTTCCTTTTTTAAAACCTTTAGTTCCTTTTGACATAGTTTTTACCGAGCCAGTCAATTACATTTGTCTTTGTTTCAAAGCCAAGTAGTAATCGGGCTTTTTTATTATCGCCGTGATGTATATCAACATCAAAGGGACGTGTCGGTATCCACCCGACCTTGCCACCCATGGCCTTAGCGATCTCCTCTATGTTATTTAGTTTGCCACTGCATATATTAATTATTTCCCCTTTGCCTACATTCTTGGATTTAATAGCCAGCATAACAGCCTCAGCTAGATCGCCGGCGTAAACAAAGTCTCTCTGCCCTGATCTGCATTTTTTAGGATTTTTAGTTTCTGTTAGGGTCAAAGTTTTTCCTGCTTTGATTAATTTCTGAAAAACAGAGATAACTGTGTCTTCTCTCTGAAGTTCGCCATATACCTGAAAGAATCTGAGTATGATAGTGGGAACATCATATTGCTTAGAATACATCTCACAGAGATGTTCACAGGCCAGCTTATGCCACGAATATGGTTCTATCGGCTCTACAACCATATCTTCGGTCCACGGAGTAGGATTGTGGCTGTATAAACTTGCAGTAGAAGGAAAGATGAATTTCTTAACTTTTGCTTCCCGGCAGACTTCCAATAAATGCAGAGTCATATTAATATTATCTCTAGCACTAGATTCAGGATGACGAATGCAATCCGCTATATTAGTTCTCCAGGCAAGATGAATTACTGCATCTATATTATGCAGATCCCTGTATTTTAAATCAAAAACATCCGTTTGAATAAACTCATTAGGTTGAAAATGATTTTTAGGAATTGGTCGTTTATCTACGCCAATCACAAACCAATTTCCTTCTTGAGCTTTTTTTATAAGATGATGAGCAATGAAACCCGAAGCTCCTGTTATTATTAAGCGTTTTTTGTCCATATTCTTTTAATTTTTACCAAACTGTCCCTTATTAAACTCCATCCATCTCCTGAAATTTACAGGATAACGACAGAGTTTGCTATAAGGATATGTGAAATTAATAACTTCATTATTTAATAATTCTTTTTATTCTTATTTCGTATGTATGTATTTATTTTTCCAGCTCTAGCATAATCTAGAAGAACATTAGAATCATCATTCCTGCCGCCGTTATCAATTACAATAACTTCCACAGGATAGTTGGTATTTTCAACTAAAGATTTTATACTTTTTAACAAAAGCTCAGACCTAATAGTTGATTCCTTATTCAACTCATCTATCTGACTAAAGTGCGTTATAATTATTGAAACATACTCCATATTTTTTCTTTAGTATTAATTTTACTACCGTCAGACAAAGTTTTTTCAACTTTAATCGGTGTATAAATATTATAACCACCAGCAAACCCCAAATGAATCGCCATGTTCTCCGGAGGCAGGATAACAGTATAACCCATTTTTCTCATTTTCTGATGCCAATAAGTCCCGCCAATTTCGTGATGTCTGAAAAATCCTATCTCTTTCATTGATTCTCTTTTGAGTACAAAACAATTAGAACCAGCCATTGCATTTAAACGATTTCCATCTAGTGTGCCACGGCTGTATTTCTCATTATCCTTATCGGGAGTTATTATTGGAGAAGCAATTAACTTCTTATCATATTTTTCTAGCATCTCAACACACTTTGTTAGCCAACCCTTAGCAAACTCTATGTCATTGTCAGAAATGCAAATATAATCCCCGGTAGCAAGCTGAAGGCCTTGATTGCGCGCGTAAGCGAAATGGAGATTGTCTCTGTTTCTAATCAGCGTAGTGATCACTCCATCTCTTACTTTCTGAACCAAATAATCAGTGTCATCATCATCTCCACCATTGTCAATCACTATTAGTTCGTGAGGATACTTAGTAGCCCACTGGAAAGATTCTAAAGTCATCCGTAAAGTTTCTTTTCTGGTGATTTTAGAATGTCTTTTTTTAGCCCTATGACCTCCAAAATCGTCATACTTTGAATAATGTGTGAGTATAATTGAAGCAAATTTCATTAGATTATTTTACAGGGGACATCTTTGTAGCCAAGCTGTTTAGCTGCTAAAAATCTATGCCCACCTTGGAATATAATTAAACGATTATGTTTTTTACGTCTTATAATAATTGGGTCACGAACCCCTCTGATTTTAATATCTTCTTTAAGTTTTAA